TTACAACTTTTTTTATTCATAAATGGAATAGAAATATCATTATTCGTAATTTCAAAAATGCATACATTATTCAATAATGATCCATGAATAGATCCTATTGTACTTCCATAAATCAAAATATTTCCGTTTTTCATCAAAGAAAATTGTCCGGAATCTAATTGATAAATACTCATGTATACTTGATAAAATCCGGGTTTCCAAATCCATAATTCGCTCGTATTTTCATTATGAAAACATTCGCCTTGAATGCAACTATTTTTATCAAATACAACAGGATGATTTTGCAAAATAGATTGTTCTACAGTACTATAGACATTTATAAATGTATCCGTATTATAATGACCGGTACATCCGCTCGATCCAATCCGAGATCCAATCTGAGAATAAATTACAGATGATATGTCCGTATAAGAAGCTTGTTTATTAACCGGAAGAGTACGCGTATATTTGTTAGGATTAACTGAATGAATCATATAATATATATTATGCATTGATATGACTAAAATAACTATATATAAATGAAGTACAAATGGTAACTATTTTTTACAATAGTAATTTACAAAAATTACAAAAAATACAGATAAAAGTAAAAAGATCAAAACATTAAATCAAAACCTTTAAAATACAATTGTAATTACAAAATATACAATTGTAATTTACAAAATGAAAACCATTTTTCTATTATTCATGATTTTGTCTTATATAATACCGATATGGGTAATATACAATGATTATACGGAAGAAACGAGTGTATCGTGTATTATACAAAAACATGTACAAATAATTATGATGTCTATGATTTCTATGGGATTCTGGACGCTATTATATGAATGGAATCAACCCACATTTTATCCCATATGTACATTACTCGCAGGAATATACGGGGTTATTTTAACCCCAGAAATTTGGATGATTCATTATATTTTTGGAACAATCGTTGTTATGAGTATTCTTTATTATATGATTTATAGGACAATTTACGCGAAAAATAATGTATTTGTTTTATTATTTTGTTTAGAATGTTTATCTATTTTGGGATGTATCATGGATATGGATCGAGATATATTTTTATGGGAAGTTGGATTTATCGGTATTTTCGGCATCTTTTATTTGTTGGGTTTTATAAAATATATTTGCGAGTAACAATGACAAAATATACAACAAATCCATGTTTCAAATACATATCAACCCCACTCAATATTGAATCTATATGACTAATAGCCATAAGTTCCGATAAATTCGAATAAAGTAGAAAAATAAGAGTCCATGCAAAATATTTATTAATATTATGCATAAAACGGACTTCGATAAAAAGGTTAAATAAAACAATGTGTATAAAAATGTATGAAATGGGAACGGTATAATATCCATAAATATTGAATATTAAAATAATCGAATAGAGTTGATGCCAAGTATTGGGGGTTATAATATTTTTTCGAACTAGGGTCATGAGAAATGCGGGGAGTTGTATCCCATAAAGAGTTAGAAATGCAGTATGCGTATTCCCCAACATGTATAATGTAGCACCCACTTGCATTGAACACTGAAAATGTTTAATTCGTTTTTGCAAATCCAAAGAAACATTTTTATCAAAAGGCATAGTTCGAATAAGTGTTTTATCGGCATCGCGATTTGTCATATAAGTTGCAATATCTGCAAAAGTCATGGTAATAAAACATGCAAGTATTTTATAAAAATAACTGATTTTATAATAAGAGAGATAAAAACAAATAACCGATCGTAACGAAAAGATGATGCTATGCAATCGGAATTCGGGATAAATCATAGGTCCGGTTCGATTGCGAATGGCGGGAATATGAAATATCAAGGAAGAAATCGGTAATATTGCATGACATCCCATAAAAATAACCCCGATTGTATTATCTATATGACTTTCTTGGTAAAGAACCACATGGAAAAATTGGTATACAAAATTCAAAAAACAAATAGTGCCAAATATTTTATGTATATGATATGGATCTTCTTTGGTGGACAATTTATGCAAATTTTCCATACGAATCATTTGATACAATGGTTCATAAAATTTTATATAATTTTTGAAATATAATAAAATACAAAAGTATATAATATAATCATGAGTCATATATGTCCATTATGCAATAAAAATCCGGCAAATCATTCATTTTCAAAAGTACGTGAAAGCGATGGAATCGCAATTTATTATACAGCACCAGCAAAAGCATTGGATAAAGATCGCGATGGAATTCTTTTGCATTATGATTTAGTATTATCGGAAAATACAATGCCGTGGATTTGGATATTTGATTGTAAAGACTATCCATTGATGGATATGTTGGATATACAATTAGCAATTCAATTAACCGAATTGATTAATAAAAAATATTTATCTAATTTGAACAAGATAATTATTGTGAATTCAACCGCATTTATTTGGACAATTATATCCATTGTATCTTTTTTCATGGACAAATCGATGCAAGATAAGATTTATATATCCAATGAAAAATATAATCTATAGGACATACATAATTCTGATAAGAAGAATGAAGCTTTTGAAAATATACTTAGTTATGTGATAAATGATGGTTGATCGTCAAAGCCAACCCGTCTTTGATATTCACTTTAGGACTATAATTCAATCGTTTTTTTGATTTATTCAAATTTGCGCACGTGATTTCATTATCATATTTTTTTGATAGGCCATAATTTATAATCGATTTTTTATCTAATATATCTTCTATATATCCAATAAATTGATTTAATGTGATTGGTATACCATTCCCTAGATTAAATACTTCATGTATAATACCATTTCTTTCATTATTCATATAATCTATGGATGCTAATATTCCATCTACAATATCACTTATATAGGTAAAATCACGCATGACATTACCATCTCCATTCATTGTAATTATTTTATCGTTTATGATACTATCGATGAAAATATGCGGAGCCATATCTTTACGACCATTTGGACCATATACACTAAAAAAACGCAATCCTATACAACTTATATGATTCATTCGATTGTAATAATCAAATATCATTTCACATGTTTTTTTAGTGATTGAATAAGGGCTTTGAAGTTGGGTAGTTGTTTCTAGTTTATCGCAATTATCTTCATTTCCATAAATACTACTACTACTTGCATAAATAATTTTATTGCATCCAACCTGTAAACAGTTGAGAATTATATTGGTTGTTCCTTTTATGTTTACATCCATATACTCACATGGATTTATGCAACTATTGCCAACACCAGCTAAAGCTGCTAAATGTATGACAATATTTGGTTTCTCATTTAAAATAGAATATAAATCTTTATTACGAATATCTTCTTGATAAAATGTAATGGCATTTTTATATTTGAAATCTTCTGGTAATGATTTGATATCCATTCCATAAACTTCGTAGTTTCCACTATCAATCAATGTTGTCATTAAATGAGAACCAATAAATCCAGAGCATCCTGTTATTAATATTTTATTCATCGATTTTAATATATATGTGTATTTTTATGCGTCTATACTTACGTTATATTATGTTTTTCGCAAAAGATATTTTGCAAGTTCTCAAACCTCTTTTTTTGAATTATCTACAAAATATTTTATAACCTTTAGTAGCATAATATCAACAAAATAATTCAAACAAACAAACACAATATGAAAGGAATCCGTGATATAAATTTTACAATGTCATCTTCTCGAGGTGGTTGCAAAAAATCAACATATAGAAAACATATAAATTTTTAATGATGTAATGATACATGTCATTAAAAATAATTCAATTAACTATTTCTAATACCGATTTTCCAATAGATGTATCCGGATATACACCGGAAGAGAATACATTTTTATTGAAAATGGGGATAAAATGTTTGGAAGAAAGTAAAAAATATGCTGTATCTTTATCCCAAGAAGAAATATATGAAAAGATAAAACAAGAATCTCGTGAAGAAATACAGGTTTTGGAAAATACAATCTTGATAGAAAAGGGAATGGTAAAAAAAGCGGAAGAATATACAAAACAAATATATCAAACCCAAATAGATCGGTTAGAAACTCGGGTAGAAATCTTATTGAAAGAAATAAAAGGATATGACTGCAAAAATGATGCAAAAGTACAAATAGAAATAAAACGTATTCAGGATAATTGCGAATTATTGTTGTTGGAAAAAGATAAACAGAATCAATTAAACCGAGAATCATTCGAAAAAGCAATCCATTTGCATAAATATAAATCGATGAAAGAACGGGGTACAGATGGGGAAGATGAATTTGCAGATTTGGCGGAAACATTCCGAGACTTTCCGGGTTATCGAATAGAAAATATGTCCAAACAAGGTCATAAGGGAGATTTTCATTTATTTTTCGAAGAGTTTAATGTTTTGGTGGATTTAAAAAAGTATACTGTAAATGTGAATAAAAAAGAAATAGATAAAATCGAGATGGATTTGCAAACAAATGAACATATGAATTATGCATGGCTCATTTCATTAAATAGTGATATTCATGGATGGAATCGTTTTCCAATCATGTATAAATGGATAATGAGTGACAAAGGGCCAAAATGTATTTTTTTTGTGAATAATATATTGGAAAATAAAGATCCTACAAATACATTGCGAACTATATGGTCTATTTCGAATGAGTTTCACAAGTTAAATCGGAAAGTAGATACAGAAAATGATGAATTACAAAAGTATAAAGATCGAGATGTAGTTTTATATAAACATATGAAAAATATGCAAGAAAGAACAAATGAAATACGTCGAAGTTTGATTGTTTCATCTAATATAGTAAAACAGATGGATACAGAAATTATTGAAATCATGTCTATTTTGTCAAATGAGATAATGACAAAAGAATATGATAAATATCAAACAATCAATCAATGGTTTGAGAATCATATAGAATATATTGGCGGAGAAGAAAAAGTATCTTCTTTGGATATATGGACGCAATTTAAACGAATGAATAAAGAATATATTATAGAAAATAAAATTACGATAGATATTTTTAAAGAGATTATAAAACGCATGATTGATTCATCGAAATACATTGAACGATCGAAAAAGGGAAGTTTTGATTTGATTGGATTTAAAATAAAACAGGAAAATATATCGATTGAAATAGTTGAATCTGCTAAAAAAATAAAGTCGATTAAACCTTATTTTGATAAAGAGAAGGATGCAGACATCATTGAACAATATAATGAAAATGATATTATACAAATTAGTGAAAATGTTGGGATAAAGCCTTGGGAAGTTGTATCCGTATTGGTTCGAAACAAGATTATCCAATCGAGAGGCGAAGCCCGGGGATATGACTTATATAAAAAAACGGATGAATATAAGAATAAATTGAAAACGGATTGTCATGAATTATCATAACGAGGGGCGAAGCCCCGAGTATATAATATATACACTTGAAATTCTTAAAATATATAAAATATAAATAATTATGCAGTGGTTATGGTACAGATTTAATAATATTTAATAATTAACTAAATATTATTTATATTGACTGCATAAGTGGTGCGCGCTTCGCGCGCTTGTGTGATATCTTGGTGCGAGGTTTGGTGTCGTGACCATAATGGTGTCATAGTTAATGACATGTCGATATAATTTGTGACC